TTAGATTTGAAGGAGCTAAAGATCAAATTGTTTCAACATCAGTCACTAGTGGATTATTAGAACCGCCTTCCATTACTAATGCACTAAGAGCTAAAATATTAGTAGACAAATATGGAGCTGATTCAAAAGATAAAAAAATTCAATTCAGAAAAATGAATGAAATCACATTTGCTGGCGTTATTACATCGTTTACATTTTCATATCAACCAGATGGAACTGTGGAAGCTACTATAATGATGTCTGGAACTAGTAATATATTTACTGATGTTAGTTTGATGTTGCCAAAACAAAAAGGTCAAAAATCTGGCCAGAATGAAACAAATACATTTTATAAGAAAATTGCAGATAGTGTTAATGAATCAATTGCTGAAATAAAAACCGCAATTATAAATGAAGAAATCATCATAAACGGCATTTCAGATCAAAGCATACTAGTAGGAACATTGTTTAAAGAAAAATCTCCTCTATCTGATCAAGCCTTTAGAGAAGCTACTTTATCTGGCATTGATCTACAAAATCAATACAAATATATATCATTAGGATATTTAATAGATTTAATAAATAAAAATTTAATAGTTAAATTAAATAATGTGCCAAAAACAGAAAAAAAAGCTACAGATGTATTAGAAAAACAAGAGCCAATAGCAAGAAATGCAAAAATTATATGTACAGATGATATTTGTCAAGGTACTATATATGAATATTTAGTATCAGCAGATCCAAAAGAGATAATATTATGGAGAGGAACAAATGCTAACTCAAAAGTATCAACATATCCAGACAAAGATCTAGATATTGAGCCATCCACTGAAGATCTAGATATTGCAAAAACTCCAAAAGAAGACGCTCCACCTTCACAAAAAATTGAACCTACAAATATAATGCCAGATGTTACTCCAAAAACAAAAGGATTTCAAGCCGATAGCAAAACTTTTCCTAGTAGAATTTATATAGGAGTTGAGACAGTATTAAAATTAATATTAGAAAAAGATGACGTTGAAACTGTTAATGATTTATTAAAATATGTGTCTGGATATATTTCTAGAAATACAGGCGGTATAATTAAAATGAGATTAATTACAGATCCACAAAAACCAGATGTATTATTATATTATAATGCAAATTATATAGGAGATAAAAGCAGTATTAATGTTGTAAATCAAGATCCATTTTTAGTACCAATGTCAGCTAGAAACTCATTAGATACAAGAAATTCCAAGTTGCCTGGTACTATAGTAACTGATGCAAAAATTTCATCAAAATTGCCAGATAGCATGAAAAATCTTGCATTTGTATTAAATGAAGGATCTGAAATTTCAAAATCTTCTATATCTCCATTTGTTACTTATATGTACGCAACACCCGATCAAAAGGCTAACATAGCTACCCAATACCTAAAAAAGCATAACGAAATTATAGAACAATTACGTGAAGCAAAAGCTTTATTAACTAATGATTTCAAATCAGTACCAAATGTTCAAAGACTACGTGAATTATTATACAAATATCAACAATATCCAACAGAAGATATAAAAAAAGCAAATGTACTCAATGCACCAACATTTATATTTGATGCTGAAATTACAATTGAAGGAATACAAGGATTTAAAATTGGAGATGTAATGCTATTACCAGTATTACCAGATAGATATAGAACAGAAGTAGTATTTAGTGTAATAGGAATAACACATAATGTAGACGCAGCTGGTATATGGCAAACTAAACTTAAATTAATAATGAGACCAAAAGTTAAATGAGACAAAAAGCATATTATACTAAAAGTGATATAGAAAATAATTTATATACCATTGGAAACAAATATATGTTATCTGATACTACTGAATATAAAGGAACATATCATAGATATAAATCTACTGGAGAAATATATACTGAACCTGAATGGTCGCCTTTACAGTCTAAACTACTAATTCCATTTAAAGAAATTAGCCCACTTATATTATTATATAAAACTTTAAATCCAGATATAAAAACTGAATATATTGGACCTACTGAGCATCGTGTAAAAATTAGTATGGAAGATCGTAAAAACGGATCAATTAATAGATATTTTTTACAAAAAGTAAATGAATCTCAAATTATAGAAATTAGTAAACAAATATTTGAAGACTTTGCTGCATTAAAAGTAGATCCAAATTTATATAAAACTGCAAAACTGAAATGGCATATAACAGGAGAAATAGACGATTTGCAAAATGGTTCTTTGTTAACCAAAGGAGTTAAAACTAAAAATAAACAAGCAGTTGAAAAAACAAATAAAGATTTACAAGGAATAACTAGAAGATTAAAAAATTTTACAGAATTCTTTTCTGATACTACATTTAAGGTTCCAGCTGATATTAATAATTTGGATAATACATAAATTTTTATTATTATATTAATGTATGATAATAGTAGACGATTTAGATGAACTAGATTCGTTATTGCAAGGTATTAAAACAGATGATAATATATTAGTAGTTCCTGTACTTTCTGATCATCAATTACATCCGTCGATAAATAAAATATCGTGTATATACGTATATTCTAGTAATGAAATAGAATTCATTGTTCCAATACATCATACCGAACAAATAACCGGCTTTTCAGAACATTTACATAAGCTTCTCGGTCTAGAATCAATATTTGTACATGATAAAAAGTTATGGTTACAAATGGGCGGAAACGACAATGTTTTTGATGTAAAAACATTATGGTGGTATACATATGGAGAATCATATAACGAATCACATTATTATACTACAGCTCATAATTTTTATTGGAGACGTCATACTAATTTACAACATATTAATACTATTATTCCATTAATGAATCATGGAGCAATGTGTCAAAAAATTAGAAAGTATGCAATGCCAATGATTATTAACTCTAAATTAACAAATTCATTTAAACAATTTAATTCATTATATCCAAAAGTTTTTGCTCAAATTGAATCTAACGGTTTGCAAGTTGATAATTCATTTAAAATGAATAATTTAATAACAGAAGGACGAGTTTATTCTCAATACCATTATCATACAACTACTGGTCGACCTTCAAATGCATATCGTGGATTCAATTTTGCAGCAATGAATAAAGAAGATGGCACAAGAGATTCATTTTGTAGTAGATTTGACAACGGGGCATTAGTAGAAATGGATTTTGATGCATACCATGTTAGATTAATTGCAAGAATTATTGGATATGATTTGCCAGCAGGCTCTGTACATAACTATTTTGGTAAATTTTACTTTGGAGTAGATACTTTATCTAAAGAACAATATGAACAAAGTAAACAAATAACATTTAGATTATTGTATGGTGGAATTGACAAAGAATTTTTAGAAATTCCATTTTTTAAACAAGTTAATGATTATGTTTGGGAACTATGGAATAAATGGAAATCAGTAGGATATATAAAAACACCAATTAATCAACGTGTATTAAGTAATGAAAACTTAAAACAAATGAATAAGAATAAGTTATTTAATTATTTATTACAAGCAGTTGAAACAGAATTTTCAGTAAAAAAATTATATGAAATACAGCAGTTATTAGAAAAAACTAAAACATGTTTAGTATTATATACATATGATTCATTGTTATTTGATATACCGGTAACAGAAGCAAAAATAATTTTGCCAAAGATAAAACAGGTATTAGAAACCGGAAAGTTCCCTGTTAAATGTAAAGTAGGCAATATTTATAGTAAAATGAATGACATCAAGTTATGATAGATAAAATTATTAATGAATGGACATATCAATTAGACACCGGATATCCAACAAAGGATTCTGACTATGAAGTTCTTCGTACTGTTTTACAAGAAACTGATATGCTTTCTGAACAAGAGATTAGTAGAACAATCCAACAAGCTAAAGGATTATACGAGCAAGAACCAGAACAAGAAACTACATCAGTTGAATCAATATTAACTAACGAATTAAAACTACCTCCAGATATAATAAGACAAGTTCTAGGTATATATAATAGTCTATCTCCAGACAAACAAACACTATTCAATAAAAATTTTAGAACACATACTGTAGAATCATTTGTTAGCAACGGATGGGAAGCATTTAAAGAATTTTTTACTATTATTGAAAAAAAACCTAGAGGTGGAATGGGAAATGGTGAAATATCCATTCTTTTAGGAGTAACAGATTCAATGCCAGGTGGAACACGTACTAAAGATATTGTAATGCCAAATGGAGAATGGGAAGTTAAAGAATTAAAATCAGGCAAGTTTGATCCTGCAGCAGCTGGATTTGCTAATAAATTTGAATTGACAACAAAAATAAAAGACTTTTATAGAGATATAGTAAATACCGTTTCAAATATTGGAGATCCATATGAATCCTTAAAACATTTAGTTGATAAAGAATCTGCAGAAGATTTAAAAAAATTAATTAGAATATTTGAAACAAGATTTGAAGCAGCTATTGATCCAGATAAGTTAGCTTCATTTGAATGGAAAAAATCTGCAATGCATAATTGGTATGAAGGATTTAAAGAATTACACGAAGTATTTTATAAAACAAAATTAGATACAGATGTTAAAGATACAAGATTAACTGTTAATACTGCAGGAAATAAAAAATCATATTGGATATCAGATGACGACGTAGAACAAATAGAATTATCATCTGGTGAAGAAACTAGAGCAGCAATAGATATAGGAGATGCGGTTGATAATATTAATACAAATGTAGTCATATGGTTTAATCAATTAGAAAGACATGAATTTGTAAAAAATCCACAAAATTTTCTATTTGATTTAAGTAAGATAAAAGATCAATTTTTTAATGATATTTTAGGATTAATTTACTATAATTATAGAAATCCAGAACCACATATTGGATTATCATCTAATTTTGTAATTGATACATTATCACAAGGAAGATATAGATTTGTATTAAAAAATATACCATCATCTACGGGTTATGATTATTTACAAGGGCAAGGATAAGAAGTGAGGACACAACTATTGTGCACATTTGCACATAAAACAAATTTAGATATCGTTGCAGAGTATATTAAACAAAATTTTGAGATTCCAGAAAACCGTATTTTTATTTTTGCTAATCACGAAAACCGCAACGAATTATATTGCACATTTAATGCTGAAGATAATGGGTATCGAGGTAAAAATACAATATCAATACATCGAAAAAAAGAAACAAATACATTGTATACGGTTAATGCATTAAATGAAGTTATCAAAGACTTAAATAATGGAATACTAGATAAAACTATGATTATCCCATGGGAATCATATGAAAATTCTTTTATATTAGTAGACGATCCAGGATACAAACAAATTAATCTAATATTTGTACGAAGAATTAACTTTTAGATATATTTATATATAAGGAATAAAACAATGATTAAACTAAAAACTTTATTAAAAGAATCATATGCGTGGGAACAGCGTAATGAAAATGGCTCTTTGGCTACACTAGAAGACGTTCAAAAAGCATATGACAAATCAAAAACCAATGAAGTCTTAAAAGACAAAGACGGAAATTACAAAAAAGACTTAAAATATAAAGACAATAAAAATTATCAACCAAGAATTGAATTGAAAAATACAAAAATTGGAGGTGGTACAAATGTCATAATAACAGTTAGTATAGATGGAAGTAAACCATTTGATATTGAATTTGATGAGCATGAAGAAACAGATGATCATGGATATGAAAAATCCATATGGATGTTTGGAACTGATGATGGCGGCAACAAATGGGGTATGGAAGGATCAATGGCATTTCATGGAGAATTAGAAGACTTTGAAATTGACACCTTAGAAAAAGAAGAAAATTAGGAGACAATACAATGATGAAATTAAAAGAATTATTAAAAGAAGGAAATGTCTGGGAAAGAAATGATGACGGATCTTTGCCTACATTAGCAGACGCTACCAAAACCCACTCTAAAAATCTTAAAGAACAAGAGCAGCAAAAAAGAGAAACAATGGATAAAACCATTGGAAATAGAAAATCTGCCAATGAGATATATAAATTAGATAGAGTAGCTGACGATTCATCAATTTTAAATTCAATATCTGGCGATTGGTTTCTTACTAAACCAGACGGATTTGAAGAAGATGGTGTAGTTATACTAAATATTCCTTCCATGAATGCTCATATTGAAATACCTGCTAGAGCATTTGCAACATTATAAATTAAACAATAAAAAAATTAAACAATTACACAATTAACTTTGAATTAACGAATTAATTACTTATAATATAATTAATAAATAAACAAATAATAACAATTAAACAATTAAAGGATACACTATGAGTTTAGATTTAAACGCCATAAAGGCAAAACTTAACCAATTAACAACAACTAACGACAGAAAAAATAATTATTTCAGACCAGAGCCTGGTAAACAAAGAGTAAGAATTGTCCCTTACGTCCACAGAAAAGAAAACCCTTTCCTAGAAATGTATTTCCATTATGATATTGCAAAGAGAAGTATGCTCTCTCCAATAACATTCGGTAACGCTGATCCAGTAGTAGAATTTGCTGAAAAGCTTAAGAAAACTGGTGACAAAGATGACTGGTTAATGGGTAGAAAAATTGAACCTAAAATGAGAACATATGTTCCTGTTATAGTAAGAGGTAAAGAATCAGAAGGCGTTAAATTTTGGGGATTTGGAAAAACAATTTACTCTGAAATATTATCTATTATAGCAGATCCAGATTATGGAGATATTACCGACCTAATGAATGGTAGAGACATAGATGTTGAATTTACTCCATCAGAAGGTCCTGGACAATATCCAAAGACTGCTATTAGAGTTAAGCCAAATACATCTGCAGCTACTGAAGATAAAGCAATTGCAAAATCAATATTAGCACAACCTAAAATAACAGAGTTATTTCCAGAGCCAACATATGAAGAATTAGAAACTGCATTAAATGAATGGATGAATCCAGAAACAGCAGATTCTGATACTAATAATTCAACTCAAACTCCAGCTGCATCAAAGCCAGCAACAGAAACAAAGACAAATGATACTAATGCTACTAAGAAAACTAACGTAGCAGAAGCATTTGACGATTTATTCAATAATTAAGAAAGTTATATATGGCAAAGAAAAAGAGTGAACTGGAAGATTCGTTAGCTTCTGCTCTCGCAGATAGTATCAATAAACAATTTAAAGGGCAGAATTATAAAACGGCATTTTTCTTAGATGGAGATGATGACGCTCCAACAAATGTTAACGATTGGATATCATCTGGATGTTCAATGTTAGATCTTGCAATTTCAAATCGTCCTAATGGAGGCTTTCCTGTTGGTAGAATTACCGAAATAACAGGACTTGAAGCATCGGGTAAATCATTACTCGCAGCTCATACCTTAGCAGAGACACAAAAAAGAGGCGGGCTAGCAGTTTATATTGATACTGAGTCTGCAAGTAGCGCAGAATTTTTAACAGCAATTGGTGTTGACTTAAAGTCAATGTTATATGTTCCGTTAGAAACTATTGAAGAAATATTTGAAACAATTGAAACTATTGTAGAAAATGTTAGAAAATCTGATAAAGATAGATTAGTAACTATAGTAGTCGACTCAGTAATGGGTGCATCTACTAAAATTGAAATGGCTATGGAATATGATAAGGATGGATATGCAACATCTAAATCTATTATATTATCAAAGGCAATGCGAAAAGTAACCAATTGGATTGCTCGTGAAAAAATATGTTTAATTTTTACTAATCAATTAAGAACTAAATTAGGCGTATCATTTGGAGATCCATGGACTACTGCAGGTGGTAAAGCATTACCATTTCATTCATCTGTTAGACTTCGTTTAAAAAATACTGGAATGATTAAGGCCAAAGTAAACGGAACCGAACAGGTAGTTGGAAATAAAACCAATGTACATGTTGTAAAAAATAGAATGGGGCCTCCTAATAGAAAAATTGATTATGAAATATATTATGATAGTGGAGTTGACAACTATGGTGGTTGGTTAAATATCATGAAAAATTTTAAATTAGTTTCTCAATCGGGAGCTTGGTATTCATTAGACGACGTTGATCCAGATACCGGAGAAGTACTAGATACTATTAAATTTCAAAGTAAAGACTTTATGGAAAAAGTAATACAAAATATAGAAATGAAAGATAGACTATATAATAGAATTTGCGAAGCATATATCTTTAAATATCGAGCCGGAGTGGATGGCGGTATTGACGATGTAACAATTGATGAAGAAGTTATAAACGAAGAAGGATAATGAATAAATATCAACAATTATTTAAACAACTTCAACAAGATAAAGAAAGTATTCCGCAGGGGCCTGATGATCATATAATGATTTTTGACGGCCTCAATACTTTTATTAGATCTTTTTCAGCAACGCCATCAACTAACGAAGACGGAGATCATATTGGAGGTATTACCGGATTCTTATATAGTATAGGAAAATGTGTTAGGGATTTCAAACCTTCTAGATGTATTATAGTTTTTGACGGGGTAGGTGGATCTAAACGAAGAAAAAAAATATATAAAGACTACAAAGGTAATCGTGTTAATAAAACTAGATTAAGAAGACATGATCATCATATGCCTAGTATAGAGCATGAACAAGAAGCAATGAAGCATCAATTTAGCAGACTAGTATCATATTTAGACGCATTACCAGTTACATTCTTATCAATGGATGGTATAGAAGCGGATGATACTATTGCATATATTGCTGAAATGTATGAAGATATTAGTAAAAAAATGACAATTGTATCAACTGATAGAGACTTTTATCAACTAATTAATGATAAAATTCAAATTTGGTCTCCAATAAAAAAGAAGTTATACAATACTGAAACTCTTATTGAAGAATTCCAAGTTCATCCTAATAATTATGTAATGTATAGATCATTTACTGGTGATAAATCAGATAATATACCTGGAGTAATGGGAATAGGTCCAAAGACATTATTAAAACACGTTCCTAATCTTCATGATGAATCAACATATGAATTAGAGACTCTTTGGGAAACATGTAATAAAAAAATTGATGAATCTAAAACATATAAAAAAATATTAGAAAATCAGAATACTATTTCTGATAATTGGAGACTAATGAATCTAAAACTATTAGATATTCCAGCTCAAACAAAAAGTAATATTAGAAAAATTATGGAATCCCAAGTATCAGAATTAAATAAAGCTGAATTTAGAAGATTGTTTATGGAAGATAAGATGTGGTCAGTAATGAAGAATTTACCAGATTGGTTAAATAATACCTGGTTATCATTAAGTGCATTTGCACAAAAAACAAAATAAATTGGATTTACCATTTATTTTTTATATAATAATATATGACAGACAAGTTAAGTGAGTATGGATGGTCGTTTCAAGTTAAAGTTTTGGCAGCTATGTTTGTGGATAGATCATTTCTACAACAGATTGCTGATATTATCCAATCGGATTATTTTGAATCTGATGCTAATAGTTGGCTGTTAGATGTTGTAATAGAACATTTCCGTGAATATAAAACACCTCCATCAAAAGACGTCTTAAAAGTTAAAATAACTGAAATTGAAAATGATATATTAAAAACTGCTATATTAGAGCAGTTGAAAGATATATTTCGGTACATGGAGTCAGATGATTTAACATTTGTTAAAGATGAAATATTAAAGTTTTGTAAAAATCAAGAAATAAAACATGCAATAATGGATTCGGTTAATTTACTTAAATTAGGTAATTACGATGAAATAAAAAGTAAAATGGATTCTGCAATGAAAGCAGGAGCTGACACGGATATCGGACATGAATGGAAAAAACAAGTAATAGCAAGATATACAGAATCAGCTCGACATACTATAAGCACTGGGTGGGATGTAATTGATGATTTAATGGATGGCGGTCTAGCTCCTGGCGAATTAGGAGTAGTTATGGCTCCAGCTGGTATTGGTAAATCTTGGATGCTTATTAATATTGGAACAAATGCAGTCAGGCAAGGAAAAACCGTTATACATTATACATTAGAATTAAATGATAATTACGTAGGCCAGCGATATGATAGTGTAGTTACTGGAATAGCAGCTCAGAACTTAAAACATCACACTGATGAAATTGAAGAAAAGTTAGAAACATTACCTGGAGAATTAATTATAAAATACTATCCAACGAAGTCAACCGGAGTAATGGGTATTAAAGCTCATATTGAAAAAACAATTATGTTAGGAAATACTCCAGATTTAATTGTAATAGATTATGGAGATCTTTTAAAGGTTAATACTAAAAAAGACAAACATGAAGCGTTAGAAGAATTATATGAAGAAATGCGAGGCATGGCAGGAGAATATGGAATACCAGTATGGACAGCATCTCAAGCAGGACGATCTGCATTAGAAGATGATATAATAGAAGCAGATAAAATTGCATCTTCATATGGTAAAGTTATGGTTGCTGATTTTTTAATGTCGTTATCAAGAAAAGTAGAAGACAAATTATCAGGAACAGGAAGAGGCCATGTTATTAAAAACAGATTTGGCCCAGATGGAATAACATTACCAAGTAAAATAAACACAAATAACGGGCAGTTTAACTTTTATGAGCCACAAACTACGCAAGGTAGGCAAACAACTCAAACAATGAAAACTGGTGAAACGTTAGTTAAGAAAAATTTAGCACAAAAGTTTAAAGATTTAGGCTAAAATTTAAGTAGTAATTATATTTATATTAAATTAATCGTAGGCCTCCAATGTGGGGTCTATTTTTGTCTAAAAAGAAAAAAAGGAGTCATATAAATGAACATTTCAAATAAAATTTTATCAGATATTACAGTGCATATGAAATATGCAAAATACATTCCAGAAGTCAATAGAAGGGAAACATGGACAGAGCTAGTCGACAGAAATAAAGCGATGCATATAAAAAGCTATCCTAAGTTAAAAGATGAAATTGAACATGTTTACAAATTAGTATATAATAAAAAAATTCTACCTTCCATGAGGTCGTTACAATTTGGAGGTAAACCTATCGAAATTAGTCCTAATAGAGTGTATAATTGTGCTTATTTACCAATTGATCATACTGATTCATTTAGCGAAATAATGTTTTTATTATTAGGAGGTACAGGAGTAGGATATTCAGTACAAAAACATCATGTAGATAAACTGCCACCTGTTAATAAACCTTATACTAAAAGATCTAGAAGATTTTTAATTGGTGATAGCATTGAAGGTTGGGCAGATGCTATTAAAGTTCTCATGAAGTCTTATTTAAATGGAAAAAGTTCAAGAATTGAATTTGACTTTTCGGATGTTAGACCAAAAGGTGCTCAGTTAGTTACTTCAGGTGGTAAAGCTCCAGGACCTCAACCTTTAAAAGAGTGTGTGTTAAAAATTACAGGTATATTAGATGGTAAAGAAGATGGAGATAGGTTATCTACATTAGAAACACATGATATAGTTTGTCATATAGCTGATGCTGTTCTGGCCGGCGGTATTCGTAGAGCTGCTTTAATTAGTTTATTCTCTGCAGATGACGAACAAATGATTGGTAGCAAATCAGGTAATTGGTGGGAAACTAACCCACAAAGAGGTAGAGCTAATAACTCTGCTGTATTAATGAGACACAAAGTAACTAAAAGCTTTTTTATGGATCTTTGGAAACGTGTAGAATTATCTGGAGCAGGAGAACCTGGAATATACCTTAACAATGACAAAGACTGGGGTACAAACCCTTGTTGTGAAATAGCATTAAGACCTTTTCAGTTTTGTAATCTATGTGAAGTAAATGCTAGTGATATAGAATCACAAGAAGATTTTGATATTCGTGTTAAAGCAGCTTCGTTTATAGGTACATTACAAGCTGGTTACACTGACTTTCATTATTTACGAAATATATGGAAAGAGACAACAGAAAAAGATGCTCTTATTGGTGTATCAATGACAGGAATTGCATCTGGCGTAGTTTTAGGTTATGATATGACAAAAGCTGCTAATATAGTTAAAAAAGAAAATGCTAGAGTTGCAAAACTAATAGGTATAAATAAATCAGCTAGATCAACAACTGTGAAGCCTGCAGGAACAACCTCATTAGCATTAGGAACATCATCTGGTATCCATGCATGGCACAATGATTATTATATTAGAAGAATTAGAGTAGGAAAAAATGAATCAATCTACAAATATTTAATAGAAAACCATCCTGAATTAATTGAAGATGAATATTTTAGACCACATGATACTGCAGTAATATCAGTTCCACAAAAAGCTCCAGACGGAGCAATAATGAGAACCGAATCTCCATTTGCCTTATTAGAAAGAATAAAAAAAATAGCAACAGAATGGGTAGCACCTGGACACAGAAATGGATCTAATACACATAATGTATCTGCAACTGTATCTTTAAAAGACGACGAATGGGAATTGGCTGGTGAATGGATGTGGAATAATAGAAAACATTATAATGGGCTGTCAGTACTAAATTATAATGGTGGAACATATAAACAAGCACCGTTTGAAGATTGTACAAAAGAAGAATATGAATCATTAATGAAAACATTAACTGATATAGATATTTCTAATATAATAGAATTAGATGATAATACAGATCTATCAGGCGAATTAGCTTGTGCCGGCGGAGCTTGTGAGATAAAATAATGAGACAAGATGATTGGATAACACAATTAGACATACAAGAAAAAATTAATGTACAAAAAGATTTTTATTGGGAAAGCGGCATGATGATTATGACAAAACACTATCATTTAAAGCGTGGATATTGTTGTACCAATGGATGTTATCATTGTCCGTATTAACTTGGATATTTAATTAAATTTCCTTATAATAATATAAAAATGAGTTTTAGTTTTCTAAATCCTACTAATGTAAATCGTAAAATGTTTTATAGATGTGTTTCTATAATATCAGATAAAGATGGAACAGAGCTGCATATGTTAAATGACGCAGTAATGATACAATATGATAAAAACATTCATGACTTTTTATCATATTTAATTAAAGTTGGAGAACACTTAGAAGAGTATGAAAAATGTAGTCAATTAATTATACAACAAAGAAAATATAAAAAATGGTTATCTGTTAATTTAGAAACAGCAAGATCAATAGCCAAGTTATTAAAAAATTTAAAGTTAAAACATGACAACAAAGAAAACAATTGAATTAGTAAAAGAAGGCTTTGCTAATGGAGTTGCAGTAGGAGGTCCATTATCTGATGAAAATAAAGCTAAGATGATAGAAGAAGCTGCAGAAAAATTTGGAGAATTTTTAGATGCACTTAAGTGTGATTGGAGAAATGATCCAAATTCAGATAATACTCCTAACAGAGTAGCAAAAGCATATGTAAACGATTTATGGGCTGGTAGATATAATGGAGCTCCTAATATTACAGCATTTCCATCTGATGGATATGATGGTATGGTATTTGAAGGTGGTATTCCACTAACATCAATGTGTTCACACCATCATCAAACTATTATGGGTAAAGTTCACGTAGCTTATATTCCAGGTAAAGATAGTAAAGTAATAGGATTAAGTAAATTAAATAGATTAGTAGAACACTTTGGTAGAAGAGGTGCTATACAAGAACAACTAACGGTTGCTATTCATAATTCAATTAATACTATTATCAATGATAATAATGGAGTAGCAGTAATGATAGATGCTACTCATAATTGCGTATCATGTAGAGGAGTTAAGCATGGTGGAGCATCAATGAAAACAAGTAAGCTTACTGGAGCATTTAAAGATGATACTTCAACTAGAGCTGAATTTTATGAATTTGTAAAAGGTTATTAATGGGAAAATTTCAATCAACAAAAATATTTGACGGATTTAGTACAGTATTTCGTCAATGGAAAGCAGAAGATACACATTGTAGATTCTTACATGGATATGCAGTAGAATTTAAAGTAACATTCGAAGGCGATCTAGACTATCGTAATTGGGTATGGGATTTTGGAGGAATGAAACGATCTAAAACAAAGATTGATGGAATGTCTGCTAAAGAATGGATGGATTATACATTTGATCATACTACGGTAATAGCTGAAGATGATCCAGAAAAAGAATTCTTCACTACACTAGATGATTGTGGAGTTATACAATTACGAATTTTAGAAGCAACTGGTGCAGAAAAGTTTTCAGAATATATCTTTAACAAATTAAATGAGTTTGTAATACAAGAAACAGATAGTAGAGTAAAGATAATTAGAGTTGAATTCTCTGAAAATAAAAAAAATACAGCAATTTATGAAGCGGATTGAAGATTATAATAAAGTTTTACCAGTATTAGAAGTATATAGATGTGTTCAATCAGAAGGCAGTAGATTTGGAAGGCCAACTATTGCAGTTAGAACAACAGGTTGTACTCATAGATGTTATTTTGGAGCTGGCGGCTGGTGTGATTCTTGGTATACAAGTATCCATCCAGAAAAAGGAACTTTTACATTTAATGATATTATTAAAATATATGATGATAATCCACACGTAAAAGAAATGATGCTTACAGGTGGCTCACCTACAATGCATCCGGCTTTAGTAAATGAAATAACTCATTTTGCAAAAGAAAGAGGAATATTAATTACTATTGAAACTGAAGGTTCTCACTTTCTTGAAACAGATTATCCATTGGATCTTATTAGTCTTAGTCCTAAATTTAGTAATAGTGTGCCAATACTTGGAGCTATTACACCAAATGGAGCAGTAGCAGACGAACGCATGATTAAAGTACATAATAGACTTAGATTGAATAAAGAAGCAATTAGAAAAACAATTGATTATCATAAAGATTATCATTTTAAGCCTGTATGGGACGGAACAAATGAAAATTTAGAAGAAATAGAAACATTTAGAGTTGAAATGGATATTCCTATTCATAAAACTTTTATAATGCCGGCTGGCGATACTAGAAAAACATTAATTGAAATGTATCCTAAGGTATTTGAATTATGTGCTGAAAAAGGATATAACATGACAGGTAGAGATCATATAATTGCATATGACACAGAAAGAGGCGTATGATTGATTTTTTAATAAAGAAATGGCAAACTAGCTTCGGAATAAGTGATTGGCAAATAACTACAAAAAAAATAGATTCCAATCAAATCATATATAATGGCGAAACATATTTTGTAGGCATTGAACGAGACTTCAAGAAAAAAGAAGGAATTATTTATCATGATATAGATCTTTGCGAAGAATCAATAGTACATGAACTGTTACATGTACAAAATCCAGACAAAGATGAAAATTGGGTAAATAAAAAAACAAATCAATTATTAAATTTAATATAAAATGAATAAAATTATAAAATCTGCTAGTTTTTTATTTGCGTTGTTAACAATGTTGTTTCAACCAATTCAATTAACTCAAAATACAGAAAATTGTTGTGCAGCATGTGCAATGAAAAAAGAAGAAGATGAAATTGAATTATTTCACGAAGATTTAGATGACATTGAAGAATGAAGCGTTAGACATATTAGACTCTATAGAAGAAAATGTGGCCGTTTGTTGTGCTATAACAATGGATCCAGAAGAGGTTCAAGAAATGATAGATAAATTACGAACAATTATAGAAAGACTAAAATGATCAATATTGAAGATCTATTATATAGTGCCGAAGAATACGGCAGACGACATGAAATGTTTAAAGAAATTGACAAATTAAAATTAAGTCATCCAAAGTTGGATAGAGAACAGTTATATGCAAAAGCATATAGTAATATAATGAACACATAAAATAAAGGAAAGTTATGAAAATGAAACCAATGGGAGATCAAATCCTAATTAAAGAAGAAGCAAAAGCTGAAAAGACAGATAGTGGAATTATACTAGTTGATGGTGCATACAATGAAGAATTTGTATATGCAGCCGTTATAGCAACTGGCCCTGGATTATTTACTCAAACTGGTAATAGAATTCCAATATCAGTAAAAGCTGGAGACACTGTATTAATTAGTAAAAACAATTTAGGAAGTCAAAAGAAAATTAAATTTGACGGAATTGAATATATATTAGTAAGGGAAATGGAAATATCCATGGTCTCAAACTAATATGATTCAAGTGTTAATAACCGGCGGCGTAATAATTCTTATAGTAATAATTATTGAAGCCATATTTAAAAGTAATTTGTAATGTCAGATAATAAAGATAAAAATCCGCCGAAAGGTAATATAAAATTTAATATTACGCTATCTAATGAACAAAAATTAGCTAAAGCTGAAATATTACATCATCCGTATAATTTTATTATAGGTAATGCTGGTAGTGGTAAGACATTACTAGCAGTACAGATTGCATTAGATATGTTTTTTAAACGAACAGTTAATCAAATTATAATAACTAGGCCAACTGTATCAAATGAGGACAATGGATACCTTCCAGGATCCTTAAATGAAAAGATGGAGCCATGGCTAGTTCCAATTCGTTCTAATATGAGAAAAGTTTATAATAAACCTCAAATATTAGAAAAAATGGAAAATGATGAAACTATTGAACTTGTTTCACTGACTCATTTTAGAGGAAGAACTTTTGATAATGCGTGTGTAATTATAGATGAGTTTCAAAATTTAACCAAACAACAATTGGGAATGGTATTAAGTAGATTAGGAAAAGGCTCTACTATGATACTAACTGGTGACGGCCAACAAATTGATTTAAAACATCGGAATGATTCAGCTGTTCATGAAGTCCCTAAAGTAAAAGGTTCAAAATTTGTATATGCAGTTACTTTAAAAGACAATCATAGACATTCTGCTTTAAATGAAGTATTAAGACTATTACAATCTTACTCTTAAACTTGGATATTATAAAAATAATTCTTATTATATAATAAAAATGATTAGATATGGTTATGCGTGTGTTAACGCAACATTAACGAATAGGCCTAAAAACTTAGGTGGTAGAGTTACTACTTCTCGTACGGCTAGAAAAGCTTCTTGGTATCCTGATAATTTACAGCTTATTAGTGACAAAGCATTAGATAATGCAAAAGATTTACTTACTTATCTTAAGTGGAATGATGAGCATGGTATTACGTTGTTTCGTGTAGGTTCTGAATTGTTTCCATGGCATGATCGATACGAATTACATGATCTTCCAGACTTTGAAGAAATTGCTCAGCATCTATACGCAGCAGGCCAATATGCTAGACAGAATGGTCATAGGCTAACTACGCATCCTGGTCCATTTCATGTATTAGGTTCTCCTAGACTAGATGTAGTAGAAAAAAGTATTATTGGTTTAGAACGACATTCTGAAATGTTTGATCTTATGGGTTATGAGCCTTCTTTTGAAAATAAAATTAATATTCATGTAGCCGGCGTATATGGTGATCGTGAAGCAACTGCTAAGCGATGGATCAAGACATGGCGAAGATTATCTGACTCTTGTAAATCTAGATTGGTTTTAGAAAACGACGATAAGGCATCTATGTACAGCGTAAGGCATCTATACGAACTTATACACCAAGAAATTGGTATTCCTATTACATTTGACTATTGGCATCATACCTTCTGTACAGGCGATCTAACTGAACAAGAAGCGTTCTTTATGGCAAGGTCTACCTGGGAGAAACATGGAGTAACTCAATGTACTCATTACTCAGAATCTAGAAGACAAGAGCAAAAGTTATTAGTAGAAAGAATGTTAGAACGTAATAGTATAGACTTAGCAAATATATCTGAATGGCCTACTATAGAAAACGAATACAAGAATTTTTGTAAAATAAAAGAGCCTGCCCATGCAGATTATATTGTAAATACTCCTAATACGTATGAGGTAGACAATTTAGATATTGTAGTAGAAGCTAAGGCAAAAGAATTAGCTATATTACCGGTATTGGAAAAACAAAAAGAATTACTTATATTATAGTATATGATAGAATTATTAGGATGGGTTAGTACAGGATTGGTATTATTAGGTTATATATGTAATGCAAAACAATTAACATATGTTGCAATGATTATATGGATCATAGGAGATACTGGTTGGATAGTATATGATTTTTTTATTGATAACTTAAGTCACTTAGTATTGAGTCTTGTCATTATAGCCATTAATGTATATGGAATGTATAATCTTACAAACGCAGAAAAAAAATAAATGTATCAAAATATAGCATATCATAAGAAAACTAGCACTATGCATGTGTGGGATGATGATTTAGGTCATCAAACATTTCAATTTAAACCATATGGGTATATAAAAGATCCAAATGGTGAATATCAATCATTAAATGGTATTAAATTATCAAAAACTCCTGGTAATCATAGAGATAATTCGGATGCATATGAATCTGACTTAAATGAAGAAGTTAGAACATTAGTAGATTTATATTATGAATCTGATTTAGTATCAACTAATCATAGTGACTTTTTCTTTGATATTGAAACAGCAAAAGATGAAAATGGGTATTCAACTCCAGAAGATGTCAGAACTGAAATAACATCAATAGCATATTATGACAAAGTAGGCAAAGATAGAAGAGTATTAGTTTTAGACAAAGAAAATAGATTACCAGATGACATAATATATGGAGACAATTATACTGTTGAAGTATTTGATAGTGAAGCTAACTTATTAATTAAATTTATTAATTACTTTTCAGAAATACAGCCTACTGTTATAACAGGATGGAATACAGACAGATATGATATTCCATATCTTATTAATAGAATTAAAAAAGTTTTAGGACCAAAGTCTGCAAATAAATTATCACCAGTTGGAATTGTAGAATGGAATAAGCATCGTGAACGATATAAAATATTTGGAGTATCTAGTTTAGATTATATTAAATTATATAAAAACTTTACATATACTGAATTACCCAATTATCGATTAGACACAGTTGGTAAGACAGAATTAGGAAAAGGTAAGATTGAATATGATGGAGACTTAAACGAGCTATTTGCAACTGATATTCATAAATTTATAGAATATAACATGACAGATGTTGATCTTGTTTTTGAATTAGATGAAAAACTACAACTTATAAACTTAGCAAGAACAATATGCCATAAAGGCCATGTTCCATATGAAGATGTTTATTATGCATCTAAATATCTTGATGGTGCAGCAATAGTTGATTTAAAAAGAAATGGATTTGTAGCTCCAAATAAACAATTTAGATTTGTTGAAGACGAAACCCATGATAAATTAGCTGGTGCTTATGTAATGCCACCGATTCCAGGATTATATAAATGGATTTATGATTTAGATTTAACATCACTGTATCCTAGTATAATAATGAGTCTTAATATATCACCAGAAACAAAAATTGGAGTCATACATAATTGGAAACAAGAATCATTATTAAGCAAAGAACCTGTCAGTGTAGATTTAAATGGTCAAACTATTACAGACATTAAACAATGGTTAACTGATAATAAATTTACTGTAGCTAGTAATGGAGCGGTATATGATACAAGAAGTAAAGGATTTCTTCCAAAGATTCTAGAAAAATGGTTTGATGAACGTGTTAAATTTAAGAATGAACGAGATAATCATGAAGTAGGAAGTGAAAAGTATAAGTTTTACGATGCAATGCAATTAACACAAAAAGTATTGTTAAACTCATTTTATGGAGTATTAGGATTAAAAACATTTAGATTTCATGATTTAGATAATGCAGGTGCTATTACAGCAACTGGCCAGAGTGTTATTAAATTTTCTGCAAAAGTAATTAATGGATATTATAAAAAAGAAATTGGCAAAGATTATTTTATTAATGCAAATGGCAATAAAGCAGAATTTTCATTCTATACGGATACAGATTCCACATTTGTTTCTAGTTTACCACTTATAGAAAAAAGATATCCAGACTTTGATGAAACTGATGAAAAGTTTATGATTGAAAAGACAAATGAAATAGCGTCTGAAATACAAAATCATGTTAATAAAATGTATGATCACTATGCAATACATTTCCATAATACGGTTGATCATAGATGGCAAATTAAACAAGAATATGTGGCAAAGTCTGGACTATGGATAGCAAAAAAGAGATATGCACAATGGGTAATATTTAAAGAAGGTAAACCCACAAATAAATTAGATATTAAAGGTCTAGATGTAGTTAGATCATCTTTCCCAACTGAGTTTAAAACAATCATGAAAGAAACATTGTGGTATATTCTTAAAGAAAAATCTAAGACAGCTACTACCGACTTAATAATGGACTTCAAAGATAAAATTAAAGATGCTAATATATTAGATGTAATGAAAAATACTGGTGTTAAGAATATTACAAAATATATTAAAAAAAGAAAACCATTAACTGGTTATTTATTAGGAACACCAGTACATGTTAAATCTTCTATTAATTATAATGATATGTTACATCATTTAGGAATATCTAATAGAATAGAATCTATTAATGATGGCGACAAAATTAAATGGGCATATCTTAAAACAAATTCAATGGGATTTGATACTATTGCATTAAAAGGATACGAAGATCCAGATCAATTAACTGCATTTGTTGAAAAATTTATTGATAGAAATAAAATATTTGATAGAGAGATCCGTGGAAAGTTAGATGACTTTTATGCATCTATGAATTGGGATAAATTACCAGAAAATAATAATGTAAATAAATTCTTTTCATTTGGATAATTCAATAAAATTACTTATAATAAAGAAAAAATATGTACGGTAAACATCAATGGAAAGGTAGAGAAGTAGAAGGTCGATATTCAGATCTTATGACTTTCTTTATAAGAGATTTAAATCATAATATGAAAAGTACTTATGGTTTAGAAGTAGAAAATTTTAATGAATATCCTCATTATTATTTTACAATTGAATTCATGAAAAAGTCTATGAAAGACGAAAAATATCTAGAAAGTATTAGACGTATTTTAGATGAATCAAATTGTGCTGTTACCATAGAAGCTACTAAAGACACTTTAGATACAATCAAACCAGATCTATTCAATAGATGTCATATTATATATAGAATTTCAGATCCTTATTTAGAAATGTTAAAAGATACTGACACATTATCCATTGATGCAGGGTGGTATAGAGTTCATCAAGTAACTAAATGCAATATGATGGAAATTCAACCGGATAACTATAAATTTGACGAAGAGATATGAAATATTCAGTAGTAGTATCATTTAGTATAGAAGGATTTCATTGTTGGCCAGAAGCTAAAGAAATATTTCCTGAAGTAGGATTTTTATCTGATAGACATAGACATATGTTTGGATTTAAATGTTATGTAAAGGTAAGTCATACTGATAGAGATGAAGAATTTATTTTAATGCAACGAAGATTAAAAAAACTATTAAGAACTAATTTTGGTGGTAATATATTAGAATTTGGTCGAATGAGTTGTGAAGATATTGGAGAATGGTTATTAAATAATAATCCAGGCTACTTATACAAAGTTGAAGTATGGGAAGATTGGGAAAATGGGGCAATAATAGAAAGATAACAAAATGGAAATTAAATTTACAGATCCAATAACATTATTAAAAAAGACATTTTTATCAAAAGATACAATGTCAATATTTAATAAGTCAAAGAAAAATAAAAATAAAAAGAAAAATATATTTTATTTTGGATTAGAACCGTTAAAAGCTAGATATACATATCAACTATCTAAAGAGTGGATGCCTAATGCATTCAAATCATATGAAAACAGTAAAATTAAATTTATTGATATTGAAGGAAAATTTGATCCAGATCAGCAAATTAAAATAGGAGCTGTGTTAGATGCAGTTGGTAGAGGTAAATTTGCAATGAGCCAATGTAGTAACTTTTTAGATATGTTAAATAATGATGAAGTTAAAGACGGCGATGTTATATTTCTTCAAGATTATTGGCATCCTGGTATAGAATCAATATTATATGCAATAGATTTATATGGAATTAAAT